AGAAGTATTCTGCGATATACATCCCGATGAACCAGAGTGTCTGGTATATGACGACTAAAAAATATGGAATCGTCATCATTATTTAATCCTGGTTTCTTAGGAGGCAGTTTTTATTGGTTTATAGGCCAAGTTGCTGACGATTCAACGTGGAGAGAAAATCAAAATCCTGAAAAGTTTGAAGAACTTTCAGAGATGCCAGCATGGGGATATCGATATAAGGTTAGAATTATAGGTCATCATGATCAAGAAGAATCAGATATAACTGCAGAGGAACTTCCTTGGGCTCAAGTAATGTACCCCGTGACTGCTGGAACTGGTCATGGTGGATCATATCAGTCACCTGCTATTAAACAAGGTAGTTTTGTTTTTGGATTCTTTCTTGATGGAAAGGATCAACAGACTCCAATAATTATGGGGTGTCTTGGTAATAATGCTAAGACTAAACTTGAGAGAAAACAGGGAACTGAGGGTAGTGGTGGAAAGAATTTTACTCCAATAAGTTTCTTCTCTAAGATGATAAAGGAAGAACCTGTTGAGCAGAAACATCTTAAGGATGGAGATCTTGCACCTAAACAAGCAGGAAACGATGCATATAGTTCACCATCAAAAGAGAATGTAACTGTAGAGGCATCAGATGCAAATAATATAAAGAGCACTGCTGATGAGAGAAAATATAATACACTAATTGAAAAGCATGCACTTGCTTGCCCTAACCCAGACACACAATCAGAGATAAAAAATATACAAACTGTTATATCTACATTAACTTCTAAGATAGAACAATTTCAACAATCATTAAGAGACGCTGATATCGCTGCAGGTTTACCAATATTGAAGAACGATAAAAATATAGACAAAGCAATTGAAGAGGCATCTCAAGAGATGGCAAAATATATGAAGAGCACGATGAATAAACTTCAACAGTTTACAACTAAACAGTTTAATGAAAAACTTGCACCTATAGAAAATCTTACTCCACCATCTCACACTTTAGAAGTGTTACAGAAAAAGGTTGAGGGTCTTGAAAAAATTGCTTGTATGTTTAATGGTATGGCAGGTCTTGCACTCGCAGGATTAATTGCAGCTGCTTTAAGAAAAGCATTTAATAGAAAAAAGAAAAAAGCAGAACAAGCAGCTGAAAACATTGCCATATCTGAAGCAGGAGTTGCTGGTGTAAGCACATCGTCAGTGATACCGAGTGTTCCTACATTAGATACGCCTGGTGCTACTGATGTTCCACCTCCTGTTCCTGATGGATTTTACAGACCAACACCACTTTGCGAAACAGAGGAGATTATTGGTGAGGTTTTAGGAGGAACAATTAATACAATCATGTCAGGATTTGATAGTGCGATTGGCCCTGTAATTGATGAGATTCAAAACTCTTTAGGAGGATCTTCCACTGAAACTGGATCTGAAAATGAAGGAACGATTGATCATGCCATAAATGAAAATAATGTTCTTTCTTCTCTATCATCTGGTGATTTAATTCTGAGTTTTTCTCAAACTGTTGCAGATCAAGCAGGATTAGATCCTAATAGTGTTGGAGGTGCAAATCGTTTCTGGGCAGATGGAAATTATGGTCGTGGATTAGTTGCATTTATTGATTCTGTTGGTCAAAATACACCAGACAATCAACAACTAATAGCAGACGCATTACTATTAATTGATGATAAATCAAATCCCGAAGGAATTGCTGCAGGATTAGTTTTAGTATCAAATGTAATAGGTGTCAACGAAAATCTTTTAACTGGGATAGGAAATGCTTTTCAAGCGATAAGAACTGGTGATATACCAAGTTTAATTTCTTCTGCTGGTAGTTTAGCATCTTTTAGCCCAAGAATACTAAGTGCCATAGCTGGTGGAGGTGCTTCTCTTGCTGGTGGAATACCTGGTGGTTTAGGATTAGGTGCACTAGGTGGTATGAACTTTGATATAACAAGTGCATTAAACTTTGTTAATTCGATAACCAAAATATTTAATTGTGATCCTGATCCAGAGTGTTCACCAAATGATGAGTATACAATGCAAAGTGGAGGTGGATCAACTGGTAAACCTAGTACATCATCAGTCGCTGATTCTGCTAAAAACATATCACAGTCTGTTGGAGAAAGAACATCCTACGGAACTAGAGTGGAAAAGTTGAGTTCTAGCAAAGAAGGTGTTACAATTAAGAAAGTATTTGCTAAACCAAAATCCAGAACAAAGGATTTAACTAATCTTGTTGGTTATGTAAATGGTCAACCTTATTATGGTGACTTCCATATTCATGAGAGAGAGGATGGATCAGTAGTTAAGATGGTTGGTATTGCACACACGACAACACCTCACTCCATCATATATGACACAGTTCAAGAGAGTTTACAATAATGCCAATAACACAAGCCTCATTCGATAATATCAAAGTAGGATACATCAGCGAAACTGATGGATACGTTCAAAATGTATCTATTGCTGATGCAAATACATATGCAGAATTAAATCCAGAGACAGAATTTATTTTTATTGATGGTGATGAGAAGGTTAGATTTTTAACAATTAGTGAAGTTAATGCACTAACTCCTAAAAATCTACTTCGATCTGATCCTTGTTTAACTGGAGATCAACCCTGTGGCCCACCAGCACTTAAGTTTTTCGGAGGTCGTGGTGTTGGAGCAAGTGCGAATCCAGTGGTGGATAGTAGTGGTAATTTAATTGCAGTTGATCTTGTTAGTGGTGGTTTTGGATATCAAACACCTCCTCAAGTTCAAGTGATTGATCCATGTAATAATGGTAGTGGTGCTGTTCTTGAATCAATATTGGGAGAAGGTGATTTAACTGGTGTTGTTGTTCAAGTCATTGTTAAAGATAGTGGTCAAGGTTATCTTCCACCACCACAAACAGTTCCACAATATCCTGCTGTTCTTGAACTTACGGGTGTGACTGTAACAAATCCAGGCTTCAATCATAATTGTGGTGTGGATACAGTTGAAATAATACCAAGCAATGGCACAGTTCTTTCTTATAATTGTGATCCATTTGGTAAAATAAAGTCTGTATCTGTAGATAAAGGAGGTAGATTTACAGAACTACCACAAATAAGAATGAATACAGAAACTGGATTGAACGCAACTTTTGTTCCTAATTTTGATATCATTCGTGATCCACAACCAATAGATCCAGTGATAACTCAAGAAGATCTTGTTCAAGTCTTTGATCTTGTTGGGTTAAATATAAATGGTTATATTGATGGTAAACCTTACTATGGTAATGTGTATTATGTGAATGGTATTAGATATGCAGGAACATCTGCACAAACATCTGGAACTAATATTATAGTTTATGATACTCGACTTGCAAGTGTTCAAAAGAAACTTGATGTTGTCAAACCAGTTAGCACTGTTTCTACAGATGATCTTGAAGAACCTGTGACTGAAACCGAGACTAGGGAGGATACTGTGGAGGCTATAAGTTCTCCAACTAGAGGAAGTTACTCTACCACACCAACTAGTGCTCCTTCAACAACACCAACAACCAGCACACCAAGTACAGCACCAGCTTCTGGAGGAACTTATTCATCACCAGCAACACCTACACCTGCACCATCATCAACACCATCAACACCAGCACCTAGCACACCTAGCCCAAGTAGTGGTGGCGGTGGTGGATACGGAGGATACTAATGTCTGCTAAAAAGAATTTTTGGAACCAAGTAATAAGTGCCATGAATGGCAGCATTACCTTTGGTAAATTAAGCCCAGAGGGAGATGTAACTTCTAGTGTTGCGATAGAAGCACGAGATGGAAGACACTTCATGTGCTTTGATGAAGATGGGCCAAGAACTGGTTACACTTTGATGAGTGCACCTGGTTCAACTTTTATTGAGAGTGGTGCAGATTTAACTCAAGAGCAAATAGGAGTCATGATTCTTTCAAAGAATGGTGACATACATCTTAAAGCAACTAAGGGTAAGATCAAATTAGAGGCTCTTGATATTGAACTTATTGCTAATGGTAACTCCCCACAAGGTGTAATTTGGGCGAACGCAAACGAGACCTTGAAACTTGACTCAAAAAATGTTACAATAGATGGAAAGCAATCTTTAAAGGTTATGACATCAGGTTTGTTGGCATTGAGAGGAAGTCTTGGCATGCAGATGCTATCACCTCTGATTGAGGGAATCTCTCGTGCATTAACGAAAGATAAATTACCCGAACCAGCAGAAACAAATTCAAAGAGTATCTAACATGGCATTTGCATTCGACGAAATATTCGCATACGGTGGGCAACTTATTGTTGCTGCTAAAAAAAGAGTTCCTAAAGCATTAGGTATGGGAGAGGAGAAGATTGATCACTCTGCATACATTGAGGGAAATACACAGATAGGAAAAGTTGATGCTTTTTCAAGTGCTACTGCAACATTGATGGTTGGTAGAGAGGATACTAAAGGAACTCCCATGTCACTGAATGTAAAAGGTTGTCAGCAAATAGATGGTGACTCTGGAATGGCTAATGGTTTGTTAGTAAGTGGTGGTTCCTCCGTTGATTCACTTTATGTTGTGGGTGATTTATTTGTAAGCGGATCAATTGATGGTGGAAATAAAGGTAGACTTGCTTCTAGATTTGGTGCTGCTGATGGTAGACCAAAACCATTTGATATCAAACACCCAAGTAAAGATGGATATAGATTGAGATATGCCTGTATTGAAGGCCCAGAGGTTGGTGTATATTGTAGGGGGAGAGTTAGAGGAGAGAAAATAATAAAGTTACCAGACTATTGGAAAGATCTTGTTGACATTGAAAGTATATCAGTTCAACTACAACCAATAGGAGCACATCAAGATGTGATTGTGAAGAGATGGGATGATAGTTTCATTTACCTACAAGCACAAGGTGGTATGCCTGTAAATTGTTTCTATCATGTATATGCAGCAAGAAAAGATGTGAACCCACTGTATGTTGAATATGAAGGTAAGAGTTGGAAAGATTATCCTGATCCAAACTTTAATCCTGAGATCACACCAGAGAATCCAAACTTCAATGACCCAGAGTACAGAACTAAGAGAAATACTATAACAATTTGAAGAAACTAATTTATATTCAAGAGAAGTTTTTAGATCCTTCTCTGTGTGTTCCTTTCATTGAACTGTCAAAAAGAAATAATAAAGAGATGCCATACGGTGATGAGAGTCGTGGTGGTGATACTTTTTTAACAACAGTTACACATTCAAATCCAAATGAAAGTTTACCCAAGGCTCCAGACATACCAGAACCTGATGATGATGGTAACTATGGTGCTGTATATTTGGGTGGTAACATAGACCCAACCACAATAGAAGTTAACGATGATGAATTATTCAAAACTGTTGTTCATGGTGTAACAAACTTATGTAAAAGTTTTGATCCTGATGTTGAATTAGATTATGTGGGTGTCGTTCGATGGCCTGTGGGAACGTTCATGAAACCACATTTTGATAAGAATGATGTGCATGGTGAGGATGTGTTTGCTGCCATGTTATATCTAAATGATGACTTTGAGGGTGGATCTACAGTGTTTGAACACATGGATGTGAAACCAGAGGCAGGTAAACTTATTGTATTTTCAAATTCAAAGTATCTTCACCATGTGAGCAAGGTTGATAGAAGTGAGAGGTATGTGTTATCATTCTGGTATAAATATCCCAATGCCCATATATCAACATAAGGAGACTAGAAAAAGATTTTTCTTTATTCATGTTCCTAGAACTGCTGGTAGGTTTTTGCAAGAAAATATAAAACAAAATGGATTTGAGCCTGAGCAAAAGATATGGAAAACAATTGATGGTGTAGAGATTACGCATTTACATAGAGAATTGTATGAAAAACATCTAGATGTAGAGGATATCCCTCATATATCTGTTGTTAGAGATCCATTGGAGAGATATATGTCTTTAAAATCTTATAATTGTTATCCTAAAGGATGGTTTAGACCTCAAGTTGATTATGTTGGAGATAAAACTCATATTTGGCATTTTGAGGATGAATTTAGTGATAACTTTTCTAATTGGTTGAGTTCCATATTAGAAATGAAGTTTAATGTAAAAAAATTAAACTCAAACTACATATATAATGAATTAGGGCAAAAACTTATTCTAGATTATATGAATCCTGACTATCAAAAATATGAAAAAACTGTTGAAGATGAAGAATATGTAAGAAATTTTTACAAACTTGACTATTTGAGGTGGTTACGGTATAATTGATTCATATATGACAACCACTAATGAATGATGCGTATTTGACACGTTGTGTCGTTGATCCACTCAAGCGTAAAATTTATATGTATTCTAGTGAGGGCGATGAAAAAACTGTAGACTGTGAAACCGTGGATCAGTTTATGAATATGCTACGGTTTGTGCGTGATACAGCAGGTGATGAGGTGTTATCATACGTCAATCCTCTTTGACGGCCACCAAAATCAGCTTTAGCTTACAAAAAGGCGGGAAAAAAATCCCGCCATTTTTTTTGCTCTATTAGATTTTTTATAAATACCTTGTAAGTATTAGCGGGCACTCGTGTGGGCATATTAGTGCTGTACTCGCTGCATAAATAATCAAAAAAGTATAAAAATAAAATGGGTCTTTCCAGATTAGAGAATTTTTTAAAGAATGTGCGAGGCAACATTTTATATGTTAGCCCGAATGATTTGGATGCGACTGATAGTATCGAAAATAAGGGTAACTCTTTAACTCGCCCATTTAAGACGATTCAGAGAGCTTTAATCGAAGCAGCAAGATTTTCATATCAGTCAGGTTTAAATAACGATAGATTTGCACAGACAACAATATTACTATTTCCTGGCGATCATGTCATTGACAACAGGCCTGGTTATATCCCCGATGGTTCAGGTAATTTTAGAACTAGATTTGGATCAACAACTTCTGACTTTCAAGCATGGGATTTAACAACAAACTATGAATTAGCAAACGTAAATAATGCATTATTTAAACTGAATAGTGTTCATGGTGGTGTAATAGTTCCTCGTGGAACATCATTAGTAGGTTTAGATTTAAGAAAAACAAAGATAAGACCAAAATTTGTTCCTAACCCATTAAATGACACAGTTGAGAGCTCTGCGATATTCCGTGTAACTGGTGCTAGTTATTTTTGGCAATTTTCCATATTTGACGCAGATCCTAATGGTGTGGTGTATATGGATTACACTGAAAATACCTTTAGACCAGACTTTTCGCACCATAAACTGACTGCGTTTGAATACGCTGATGGTGTTAATAAAGTAAGAATTAATGATACTTATCAAGTTTACGGATCAAACACTAGAACTGACCTTGATATGTATTATGAAAAGGTTGGTTTGGTGTATGGAGTTACATCAGGTCGTCAAATTGAACCAGATTATCCATCTACGGGATTAGATATTCAACCAAAAATTGATGAATTCCGTATCACAGGCCCTAAATCAGGATTAGTTGGTATTAGTAGTATTAAAGCAGGTGATGGAAATACATCATCAAACGTAATTACAGTCACCACAAGTTCTGCACTCTCAGGTGTTGATGTAGACACTGCGATTGTAGTTGATGGCATCACTGCAACTGGATATGATGGTCAACATGTTGTGACTGATAAAATAAGCGATACAGTCTTTAAGTATAGTGTTGAAAATTCACCATCTAATGCCCTTCCTTCAGTATCTGGATCTACAGTTGCATTAACAATTGACACTGTAACCTCTGCTTCTCCATATATCTTTAATATTTCACTTCGTTCTGTTTATGGAATGAGTGGTTTACTTGCAGATGGTAATAAGGCATCAGGATTTGCTTCCATGATGGTTGCTCAATTCACTGGAATTGGTCTACAAAAGGATAATAATGCATTTTTAAAGTATAATGCAACCACTGGTGTATATGATGACGGTACAGTATCTGGTAATGAAAACTTAAATACAGATTCAAGAGCAGTATACAAACCATCTTACTCAGGTTCACATATCAAAGCAATAAATGGTGCAACTATTCAGGCTGCATCCGTATTCGCAATTGGTTATGCAGAGCACTTCTTGGCAGAAACTGGTAGTGAGATGTCAATCACTAACTCCAACTCAAATTTTGGAGCGAAAGCACTAGTTGCAGAAGGATTTAAGAAAAATGCATTTTCACAGGATGATGTAGGATATATCACACATATAATACCACCAAAAGAATTTTCTACTTTAGATAAGACTGTTGAGTTTCAAACTTTAGATATTGCTACAACAGTTGGTGTGGGAACTACTTCTGAACGTCTATATTTAAAAGATCAAACTAATCCATCAGTCAAACCAGAGAATGTTTTAGATGGATATAGAATCGGTGCAGGATCATCTGATAGATTAAACGTTTTACTCCCAATTTCTGCTGGTATCACTTCAGAATTTAGTTCTAGAATTGTTATGCCTAACTCACAGTCAAGTGGTGAGAAGTCATTTATCGTGAATAGAAGTGCTGCTGGTATCAATAGTATTACAAGTAATCAGTTTGAATTAACAGAGGCACATACTTTTTTAAATGGTGAATCAATTAGAATCATAAGTGAAGATGGTGCATTACCTGATGGTTTAGAGTCAAATCAGGTATATTTTGCTATTACAACTGGTATTTCGACTAATATTGGTTTAAAAGTTGCTAAAACTTTGACTGACGCAGAAAATGCATCAGCATTAACAATTAATAATCTTGGTGGCCCATTAAAAATTGTAAGTAGGGTATCGGATAAAAACTCTGGTGATATTGGTCATCCTATTCAGTATGATAATGTAGTCAAAAATCAATGGTATATTAACGTTGGTGTTGATACTCATAATGTTGGAACAGCAGCATCAGACAGAAAAGATAGAATTTACACATATTTTGTAAATAAGGGAACATCTGGATTAGGAAATGCATCCTCTAGATCATATATTAAGAGAAAATCTGATGAAAGACAGGCAGTAGATACAACTTATCGTTTAAGATATGTAATTCCAGCATCAACTGGAGTTGCAGTTGCAAGACCACCAGCAAGTGGTTATATACTTCAAGAATCTAATACCTCTATTGGATCTACCACTGCAGAAGTTCAAACATACTTTGGAACTGAGAACTTTACAAACGTAGCACAGCAAAGAAACTTTAGTTTTGTTGCACAAGCTAATTACTCAACAGGTATTGCTACATTTGTGACTGAGCAACCACATAAGTTATCTGTGGGTTCTCTAGTTGAGACTGTCAATATAAACAGTGGTAATAATAGCACAGGTGCAGGTAACTCTGGATTTAATGGAACATTCCGAGTTACAGGAATCACTAGTGCAAGAGGATTTACAGTCGGAATGTCAACAGATCCTGGCACATTTACTGTTATTGATACAATAACAAGAACAACAGATCTCCCTCATTTCAAGAGAAAAGAATATAAGAACACATATTACATACAAGATACTGAAGAAATACAAGAGTATGTTCAAGGAACACAGGATGGTGTATATTATCTAACCGTATTAAATTCATCTGTATCTCCTACAGTATCACCATTTACTGGAGAAAAGTTCACTCAACCTATTAAGTATCTTTATCCTCAAGTTAATCGTGATAATCCTGTTGCAGATCCAGACGCAGCAAGATCACACGCACTTTCAAGAACTATTGGTGAAACAGCAATAAGTGATGTTAGAAATAGTCTTACTAAGGAAACACTTAATAAGTTCCTTTTTGATCAAAATGTTGGTCTAGCAGTCACTGATATAATTACAACACCTGGCATAAGAACAGATGCAGGTGCGACCACTACTCATATTCCTGTAAATCACTTCCAATATCCTCTATCAAAATCACACACTATCTTTACTAATGTTGATCATGGATTAAATGGAATTAAGAAAGTTAGTATCGCAAGTAGTGGTGGTGGATATGGAACTGGTGGTTCATCGGATGAGGTGTACTATAATGCACAGTTAGTAAGTTCAGCAGACCTTGGATTCCCTACATTTAATAGTGACGGAAATGCAAATGCAGTTGGTGTCGGATCAACTACAGGTCTACATGCAACAGCGAGAGTTACTGTAGATAAGAATCAAGGTGGTATCACTGCGATCACCATCATGAATCCTGGTAGTGCTTTTGGTATTGGTAATACAATGTATGTTACTGGTATCGGAACTCACACAAGTAGTGTTGGAACTGGCCATAGTGCTGCGAAGATTACCGTTGAGAAGGTTAACAATAATATTGGTGATGTAATTAGAATTTCAGGGATCACTTCAGACAAATATAATCAATACAATGATCTTTATCGTATTCAACATGTTGCTGTTGGTGCTGCTCGAAGCTTTAGTGTTATCGGAAATGCTCCAGTCACTGGTGTATCAACTGCTGGAATCGGAACTGTAGTATGTGAAAATGCCATACTTAACTTTACTGGTCAGTCAATTGGTATCAGCACATATACATACAACCCAGTAACTGGAATAGCAACAGTCGGAACATCAACTTATCATGGATTAAGTGTTAACTCTAAGATAAGAGTTGCAATCTCCACCGTTGGAGTTAGAACTGATGGTGATACTGGAGTTGTTCCTAGCAGAGAAAGGGGAGCGTTTACAGGAGAATTTGTAATCACTAAAAATACTGGTGATTTAAGATTTGAAATGAATATTGGTATTGGTGTTACAACAGCGTCAAGTGTAGACACAGGATATAGTCAGTCAACTCTTGATACTAATATGTTCATAATTCCTAGAGGATTTGCGTCGAATGATGGAACACCAACAGTCGAAGATGAAAGTTTAACTGGTAGAATGGTATCAATTTATGATGGAGTTTCAACATTCCTTGATACTGCAATGACCAAAACAACTACAGAGATGAGACCTGTAGGATTAGGCCTTACTAACCAGATTGGTGTTAATGTGGGTGATTATTATCAGATTGATGATGAAATTGTTAGAATTAAGAATAACCCACATGCATATACAGCATCACCCACTAGTGGTGAAGTTACTGAACCATCAAACCCACTAACTGTATTCCGTGCAGTTCTTGGAACTAGGGCAGCAGCACACTCTGTTAAGTCTGTAATTCGTAAGGTAAAACCAATACCAGTTGAATTAAGAAGACAATCTATCAACAGAGCAACAGGTCATACATTTGAATATCTTGGATTTGGGCCTGGAAATTACTCAACTGCATTGCCAGAAAGACAAGATCGTAACTTATCAGAGGCAGAAGAACTAACAGGTCAAGCTCTTAGAAAGAATGGTGGTGTAAACTACTTCTCTGGAACTAATGATAGAGGTATTTTATTTGCAGGTAACAAGAAACTAGATCCTATCGCTGGTAAAGAGGAAATACATAGCACTCCAATCAGAACAGTTACTGGTGAAGATATCTCTATTAAGAAAGGTATCAACATAGTCAAGGCAACAGAAGGTGAGTTCTCATCATCTATCAATGTAACTGGTGGTGATAACAATAAAGCAATATCAGAATTTAAAGGCCCTGTAGTCTTTAATAATAAGGTAACATCAACTTCTACTAAAGGTATTGAAGCAACATCTCTATTTTTACAAGGAGATGCAACAGTTTCTAAGAAATACACTGTTGGAATTTCAACTCCAACATCTGCAGGAACTGCTGGTGATATTTCATTTAAGAGTAATCCACAAGGTGGTGAGTATCTTGGATGGGTTTACACGACTGATAATGCATGGAGAAGATTTGGCCCTGTATCCACCTCCACAGATGAGAATAATTTTAAGGTTGGTATTTTAACTGCCAGTGGAACTGTGAGTGGTCTTGCCTCTGTTGGAGTGGGAACCGCGATACCAAGAGCAACATTAGATCTTGCTGAAGGTGTAGGAATCAATACCTTCATGATTGTTCCAAGAGCAACAAGTATTAGTGGAATGTCAACAGTACCTGGTGCGATCTTCTTTGATACTACAACTGGTAAATTTAGAGGATATGTTAGCGACACTGTTGGATGGCAGAATCTAAACTAAATAGAATTGATAAATAATAAAAAAACGTTAGGGGGAGAGTGAACCCGAAATGGCAATTAATAAGAATTTTGTCATAAAGAATGGAGTTCAAGTCTCAACAGACTTGATCATAG